GTCAATGGCTATTTCAAGTAGTTGGGGTTTCTTTACGAAATTTGTGATGTTCATCTTTCTTCCTTTTTATCTTTAATGATGTGTAGAACTGCAAGTGCAAACTTGAGTCTACTGTTAATCTTGTCAAGGTCGCCTTGTGCTGACTTGACTTCTGCTAGAGACTTAGCAATCTCCGCTTCTAAACTTTTAATCAGATCCGCCTCCGAGTAGTCTCGTAGATCCATAATAATCTCCTAACTGTATATTTAACGCAAAAGAAAAAAGGCACCCTAAGATGCCTTTCTTTTACTACTCTTTGTCTATTAAACTGTGCCGGCAGTTAGGTCACCATTGACACTGATAGTGATTGGTGATACCCAGACTGGGGCTGTTGGGTTGACAGTTGGAGCCAAGTTTGTAATAAAACCTGTTCCGCTGACAAACTTGCTGCCTGTTCCGCGACCGTTGAAGTAAACACGGAAGTTTACTTCTACTGCATCATTGCTCAGGTCAAACAATCCAGGCACGCCGTTGGTAGCTGCGAAGAATGTTGCTGAATCTAACACTAGGTTAGCTGTGATGCTGTTGGTTGCTGGAGTGGATACCGCTAATTGTGAGAATACATCCAACTGAGTCCAGTTGAATACGCCCGCTGCGTTGTTGATTGTGACATCCTGTAGAGCAGGCACAATGTAGCCAGAACTTGTTGTGCTGATTGAAGCAGTAGAGATCTGGATTGTTGCGTTGCTTGTAGGCGCACTTACATTGATATAAGCCATCGCTTGTTCCTTTATTATGTTGTTGCTTGATTTAGTCTAAACTCAAAGGTGTAGATCAATACATCTTCTTGCTTATCCAAGGTATAATCGCTTTCGACTCCGAAGTTAATTATACCAGTGCTATTTTTGGCACCTAAAATCTTAGTGATAAGACTGTCCAATTGACTAGGTTGATTTTTTGCATCCACTGCTAGGTAGACTTCACATATTGAATCATTCTGAAATACTTCTCCGCCGTTGAGTGTAGGGATCAAAGTAGTTTGTTCCACATTTTCCAGGTCGACGTAAATTTTCTTCATGTTCTTGATATAGAGAGGAGTTCCGTTCTGTTCCCACGGCAACTCACTGCTGACAGCAAACTGTGTAAGTGTGCTGGTTGCAGAAGTAATCGCTGCTAACAGTTGTGTTCTCATCTTACTCTCACAAGATTTAAACGGGTTGGCATTTTTTCTTCTTTAGTAACTGTTCCGTCACCGCTGAAATCATACCAGGTTCCATCTTCAATAAGTTCCATAAACAGTTTGTCAAACTTAGTTCTGTAAACACCAATCTTCTGAACTTCTGCGTTATCCTGACTTGAGAAGTCTGCTACTTTTGGCAGCAGATATTCATACAGGGTAAAATACACACATAGGTCTGTGAAGTCTGCTTGCCTAGCCGCAATAAGGTTGGGGTTAGGCAAGGGTGCATCTACAAATCCATTACGAGTCTGAGTGGCTGTTCTTTGAGCGTCACTACCTTCTACAAGATAATAACGCTTCCACCACGCTGTGTTGCGGATCAACTGTAGGATACGATTAGTAGCCTTTTCAGTTAGATCTTCAACCATAGTCGGATCGGCGATGCCTTCATTAGCCTCGAACAATCTTTGGTCAGTGCTGGTCACGTCCTCATATTCTGCGAACGCAATAACACCGGATTGATTAGGGTTGATGAAAGCCATCGTCTTGATTCCTTTAGATTAGATGCTTGAATCAAATGTTGCGTTTACGCCATACTGCTCATAAACAACACCTGTGCCATACATAGCACTGCAAACAACATCAGTACCGATAGCACGAGCACGACGCTGTGTTTCGATAGTGATATCACGCATCAAGCCAAAGCCCAGTGCATCACGGTGGAAAACACCACCTAGATAGTCACCAGCGGCACCGCCAGCGATCAATGGAACGTTTGCGCTTTCGTAGACTGGAACACCGAACAACTGTCCGACATAACCCATACGCATTGCTTCGTTGGCAACTTCACCATAAGCACCGGCTGTGAATACAACGTTACCTTGACTTGTTAAAGCACTCTTTAGATCATAGGCAATGTTAGGATGTAGAACAGCTACGATACCTTCGCTGGGAACAGCGGCAGCACGTAATTTTGTAATTGCTTGCATTACCAATGCGGCAGTGATAGTTGTAGAACTGCTTCCAACTGTGTTAGTTGTGAAGTTAGCGAACTGAGCCATCAAGTCTTGATCGATCTTACGAGCAACTGCTTCACCGAATAAACGGCCTAAGTCAGCAACTACATTACTTGCACTTGCGTTGATGGCAAGGTCAGTAACCATAGTCATCAAACCAACTTGACCGATGTTGAAAGTTGCAACATCAGTAGATACTGCTGTGTTGCTGAAGTCATCACCTTCAGTCAATGTAGCCGCAGTTTGTAGCGGATAGATTGGAACTTGTATTGATTTGCCCTGAGCAGGTGCTAGGGAGTAGTTTTTAACCAAACCACGCATGATACTGCGCTCGTTGGCAACGAACATCGCTTCTTGAACGATGGTAGGTAATAGGTCATTTAATGTGACGCTTGTGCTTCCAGCCATGGTAATATTCCTTTAAAAAATGTTTAGGCTATTCCAGCAGACCTGCGGTATTCCGCGTATAGTTTTCTATCTGCTGGGTTTGACATGTTTAACTTTGACACGTCAAATTTCTCTCGTGATTGATTCACATTGCTCTTACCTTGTGTGGTAGCTGGGCCTGCAGACTTGAAGTGCGGATTGCTGTCTAAGAATTCTTTAACTAGATCTTCAACTTTAAAAGGTTGACCCTTGTCTGAATATCTCACTGTGCCCTTTTCATCTAGCACTTCAACTTCACCCGTTTCGCCTAATCTAAGATTAGACTTCAATAATGCTTGCACCTGTTTGGGATTCACTGCACCTAATTGTGCGGCAGTGTTTACCAAGGGCATATCCACTGTGTAAGATTTGATGATGTCATCACGCTTACGGATTTCTTCGTCTTTCTTAGCAGCCAAGTCAGCAATGATTTTATCAAAGTCGCCACGCTTCTTTTGAAGCTCTAGCTGTTGCTGTTCGTGTGTTGCTCTTAGTTGACGCAGTTCATCAATGTCACCTAGGTCAGCAAGTGTCTTTTCATACTTTCTAGCAACAGATGCTTTCATCTTTGCCATATGGTCATCAAATTCTCTTTGTGAATAGGTTTTCTCGATGCTAGCCTGATTATTGTTGGTGGACTCATCAGTATTGTCCATATTGCCTATGTCTTGTTGACTCATAGTTAGTCGTGCCTTTTAAAAAGTGGTTGATGCAACCGGTATGATTACATCAGTGTTTCTATTTATAGCCAATGTTTAAATCAGGCTATTTTATCCCTGATTTGATTCAATTGCTGTCTATTCTGTTGTATCAGAACAGCTACGGGTGTGGCATATTCGCCGTATCCTGGATATGAGAACAGCCATTCGTGAACAGGATCTCTTGAATCAAGTTCCTCAGCCATTGCTTCAACTACTGTGTCAGGATAATCAACACACCATACCCTAGCATGATAATGATTCAATGGTGGGATTGATTTTGAATCTCGCCAATCCTGTAAATCGATAAGCCCTTGTTGGTAAGCTCGCAAGCTCCAAGGGCATTCTTTAGCTATACTCTTATAGTAGGCTAACCAATCAACGCTTAGGTGGTTTCTTACCACGGCCTCTTCCTCTTCCTGGCATAGTAGTCTCCTTAAAATAGTTTTACTGTTAGTAGGGCAATGCCATAAAAGGTCAATGTCCAAATGCCACCTAAGGCAAAGTATTTGATCTTTTCAGTCTTAGACATTACTCATCCTCCATAGGTTCCCACTTAGCACACCAGAACACTGCACGAACTGGTGCATCAAACTTAGTGCAATAGAGTTCGCCTGGTTTGTAGTATTCACAGTTGCCGCAGTTTTGTCCTGCAGGAACATCTGGGTTGGTTGCTGGTTGATATGCATCGGGCAATGAATCAGCAATAACTTCACCATCAGGATACAGTCTGCCTACTTGTGGGTTTAGATCAACGAAAGGCAAGCGTTCTTTTTCTTCGCCCAACATTTCAACCAACTGTTCATCAATGATGCGGAATACCACAGGGTCAGTGGCTGCTGCTTTGGCCTGCTGTAGGTGTGTAAACTCTCTGTCATCATCCTGGATTGAGAATGTGTCCGGGTACTTGATTTGGCCCATCCATACACGGTTCTGATATAGTCCATACAACTCCCAAATCTGTTCTTCGGCAAGTTCTAGGTTGTCAGCTTTCTCACTTAGCTTTGCACTTAGTAAGTTGAACTCTACTTCCATAGCGATACCGCTTTGCACTTTCTTGACTGTGCTGCGAACACCACCAGTGAATGAAATACGATCAATAGCTTCGACTAACTTGTCTATGCTGCTGTGGATATTGCTTACGCTGGTTCCACCTGACTCTAGGTAGTATGGATTCAATCCCGGATCGCTGCCTTCTTGTAAAACAATGATAGCACCAGCACCACTGCCTAGCTGTGCGGTAGGCGGAACTACCAAGCTGGGATGTCCATCTAAACGTATTGCCTGCTCATTCTCACTAGTCAAGTTATAGATTTGACGCTGTAAATCTGCAATATCATTGATATCACTTACGCCGATGTCCTTAGTGATACCACGCTGGTTATAGACTAAGATAGCTGGGATCTTGCCCAACTGATTCTCTTCCTCACGTTCCATGTAGGCTTCTTTCTTGACATCATCCATGATCCAAGTTTTAATAGTTTCACGGGTCCACTCTTTGACCACAGTGATCTTGTCAATGACTTCTTCTACATACTTGAAGTAGGCCAACTCATAACGTCCACTAGGACTACGTTCCCACTTCCAATCACTGACTACCAATGGTGTCACAAGGTTGACATAGGGACGCACACCAGCAGCTTGTTCTTGTGCCTGAGTCACAAGATTAAAGTTAGGCTTGCTCATTACAACCCAACTGTGTCCGAATACGCTGGACCAAATTGAAACCTGCTTCATAAAGCTGTCAAAGTCACGACCTTCCATGTCAGCATCGCGTATGAAACTTTCAACATCGGGCAAATATTCCCAATCATTTAAATCACGTTCTGCTGCTTCACGGAATAAGAAACTAACATAAGTTTGAATAACTGATTGTGCGTGATTGTCTAAAGGTGTATTGTTTAGGCGTGCTTGATAATCACCGTCTGTTTCTAATTGATATCTTGTTAAATGTCCTGAAGTGCGGTATTCTTCTCCGCCTACATATGATTCATAAAGGAACTGCCAACGGTCCCTGTTTCTCATGTAGAGCCAGTGCGTTGATGCAAGGGCTGTGTAGTCGTCTAGTAGCGTTTGATTAGCCATGTGTTTATCCTATTTTATGTCCCCACTGCCTAATAGGAACAGGGGTAGTTGGTTGTCTTATGGGGAACAAATAATCCACCATATATCTCAGTGCGTCATTCATGTGATCAAACCCACTGTCTTTATCTGGTATGCTAGTGCCTTCTTTGTAAGTCTGCTTCTCAAGACACTCGATAGCATATTTACACTTAGGGTCAAAGAACAGTGTAGTAAAGCCACTAGAACTTAGCAGTTTGGCATTGACAGCATTGATACCGTCTCGAACTGCATTGTGTGCGTGTGGTGCTTTTACTGTGAAGCCGGCTGTTCGCAAGATGGTATGATCGGTACGACCACCAGCTGAAGTTTTACGCTGGGCTCCTGCTGGATCAGGGTAGGCTATGATTGTGTGTCCAGGATAGCGTGTCTTTACTTCTTCAACAAGTTCTTCAGTGTTTGATCCAAATATCTTAAACTCATCAATGATGTGCATTGTGTTGCCAGCCTTGACACCAATGACTGCTGACATAGGATCAATATTAAAATCGAGTCCCAGGTGCAGTTCTTTAGGCAATGGATCAGTGTAGGCTTTTACATTATGCTTGCGATCAAATGCGTAGAATATCCTGCCTGAGAATGTTTCAAATGTTGCACGGAACTCTTGATTAAATGTGCGTGCATCTAAGCTTCGTCGGGCTGCTTCTATTTCAGTTATGCTGACATTGCCACCTTGCTCTGTAGTGTATTGAAAGCTGGCCCACTCTTCGGGATATTCTTGTGCTAGGTCATACAAATCTTTTGCCCAGTTCATGCCTTTAGGTGTGCCTATGAACAGGGCCTTGCCCATCTTGTCTGCCAGCGTAGGACGCAGTGTTTCGGTCCAGGCTTCTTCATCAATGTCCC